ACAAATTCCGTAGGGAAGCTACTATTAGCCATAAACGATTCCTTGATTTAAATTATAACCAATTATAAGTATAACCGTTATTCTTGAAAAAAACTTATTTTTTTCCTGGCATCATTTTTTCTTTGATTGGCTTGAGAACTGCATCAAATAAGATGTCATCATATTTTGTTGGTGTAAGTTTAACAATCTTTTCGATTGCATAAAATGCTACCAAAACATATTCCCAATTTGCCGCTAGCCATTCACTCATTATTATCTCCTATTAGAAGTTAAGTATTGCGTAATCATAAGTTAACTGAATTGTGATATCAGCAACTTCATTTGATTGGTATTCTAAAGTATTCCAATTAGCTTGTGATATGTAAGAGCCTTTTAATTGCCACTCCTCAACAATATCACCTGTTGGACCTAACATATTAAATGTTACATCTTTTTTATAAAAATCTGCATATCCATCACGACCTGTTACAGATTCGTGAGACAAACGAACCCACTCGATAACTGATTGAGCGCCACTTGGAACGATTGGATCGTATAGTGTCAATTCGATTGGTTGCCAAGCTGCTTTACCTTTTAGGTATCTCTTTACATTGATATGGTCTAGTGTGATAGTTTCAAACTGTACACTTGGACGACTTGCAGCTTTTACTAAGAAAGATGGTACTCCGTCAATGTACCATATATACCTATTTTTAACCTTTGGTTCAAAGGTTGTAAAAAATATTTCTTGTGCTGATAAAACGTCTGGCATTACTTATCTCCAAATTATATTTACTTCTATCTATAAATATAAGCTATCTAACAATTTCAGTTATTTGTACCTTGATAGTTTTTCATAGTTTTTTCATAGTTTTACTATCTTACTACCACTCATAAAATAAATAGTAAATAAAACAAAAAACCCCTCGTTAAAGGGGTTTCTTGCACACATTAATTTAGATTAAGTTATTACTCAGGAAATGCTGCCCCAGTAGGTAATACAACAAAATCTAATACGATGAACTCTGCAGTTCTCGTAGGTTGTAATAGTATTTGTCCAACAAGCTGATTTCTATCAACTACATCTGGTGTGTTATTGGTATCATCCATAACAACTTTAAATGCACTTAATCCTCTTGCTTGCTGAATTGATTCAAGATATGGATTCACAATGTTTAGGAATCTGTTTCTTGTAGTCAAATCATTTTGTTCGAATACTAAGTATCTTGAACTTGATGCCACAAACTTCTTAACGTTGATTAACAATCTTCTTACGTTAATTCTGTCAAGAGCTGATGTAGCAGATTGAAGTGTTTTCTGTCCGAATACTGCATACCCTATGTTAGTAAAGTGTGCAATAGGATTGATACGATTATCGTATAAATCATCTCTCTCAGGACCTCTCAACTTTGTTTCAGCCGAAGCCACCATTGACAAACCACCTCTATT